AGGGGAAAATACTGATGGAATTATTCCTGTTCTAGACCTAAATAAATGTAAAAATACACTTGACATTTACAAAGAAGCTGATAAGATACGAGATATAAAGAGAGAAGAGTCCAAGCGGTTCTTTAAGAATCCTTTCTATCTCATTGGTATTGATGACTATAAGCACTTACTCATAGGCAAATTCAAGATGACTACATTGCACAGTGATACAAGCAAGATCGAGTACGAGATCATTGAAGACTTCAAACGAGTAAGAACGGTTGAGGAGTATCCCGAGCTAGTCCCATTGATGACGATGATGAAAGTCTCTTACGAAACTAAGGAATGTCGTAGGCTTGGTGTATTGAACTTTCCCATTATGGATGGCTATGACGAGGGTCTTGACGCGACTTTCTTTTATGGCAGTCAACCTACGAACTATGAGCAAGCGTGGATGGCTACCCCATGCCCCACTTGATTGGGGGACTGAGTCCTGTGGTTCATCCCAAGAATTGGGATTTGATTCGTTTGCCTGTGCGTAAGGTAGACGAGCAGTACATCGTGTATGTGGCTGATGGGTTTCATCGCATATACACCGATGACACTTTGCCTGATGTGTTGAAGTCTAAGTTTGCAATGATTAATGCTAATGGAGAAAAGTTCTTGCCTGATTCAAAAATACTTAGACTGACACTCTACACAAACACACACGCCCCCGAACTCGACGAAGTTGGGTGGAGGGCAAGCGCAACCTACTACTGTCTAGTCGTAGATCGATTAACTTTAGAGTCACTGAAGGGTGGGATACAAAATGACGCCTGAGGGTCTAGTCAAGAAGAAGATCAAAGATATTCTCCATGCAAAGGGGGCTTACTTCACCATGCCTATTGGCACTGGGTATGGTGCGGCAGGTGTCCCTGACTTTGTGATTTGTTACAGAGGGAGGTTCATAGGGGTGGAAGCGAAAGCGAACGGCAACAAGCCTACTGCCCTACAAGAGAAACATATGTCTGCCATTCGTGGACAGGGTGGGTTCACCCTTGTCATTGATGAAACAAACATTGATGCGCTAACGCGTCTATTGGAACAGTTATGAATGAAGAAGATCGTAGCAATCTGCGTGACCTACACGCTGGCTTTGCGTTACTTGGTTTAATTATGAAGGGGGGCTTATCAGACCGATTGACCGAAACCGCATACGAGATTGCAGATGCTATGCAAGAAGCACGAGACCAACACAGTGTTGGAATCGTATCTGTTAAACGCCAAACCAAAAAGGAGAAGGCAAATGAAAGCTAAGAAAGTAAACAAGATTGAATTAGTGCGCAACCTACTGAGCGCTAATCCTAAGATCAAAACTGCAGAGGTGATGGAGAAGCTGAGAGTTTCTAAGACATACGCGTATGTCCTGATGTCCAAGGCGAGGAAACTTAACAAAGAACAGTCTGCGCCCAAAGGTAAGCTACTCTATCGCCTAACAGGTACACAAGCGGTAATGGCGCAGAAGATGGGTATTCCTATTGAGGACTACGCTAGGGCTGAAGGCGAGGTCGTGGGTATTGCACCTGACCCAGTGAATCATCCGAAGCACTACACCGCAGGTGGCATCGAGACCATCGACTTTATCGAGGCAAAGCGTCTTGGGTACAACTTGGGTAATGTCGTGAAATACATTACTAGGGCAGGTCACAAGGGCAATCAGTTAGAAGACTTGCGCAAGGCGCAGTGGTATCTGACCCGTGAAATCAACTCAATGAAGTAAACCCCGAGGGCATGGTTCGCCATGCCTTTTTTTGTAGCTATACCTTTTCTTAGATAGCCTCCCATGACCCAGTGGGACGCTATTTTGAAACCAGTTATTAAAGAGACATAGATGCCGAGACCAAAACCCCCTGCGCCTCTCATCGGAAGGCAGGTGCGTATGACTGACAAGCAGTGGCTAATCCTCAACCAACTTGGTGGTGCTGAGTGGTTGCGTACATTGCTAGAGAAGAAAGCGCCATTTCCTGCTACGTACTACAAAAAACTTTTAGAGAAGCAAAATGAAACTGATAACGATTGACTTTGAGACCTACTACGATAGCAAGATCAAGCTAGGCTTCAAGCACCAGACCACTGAGGAATACATACGCGATAAGCGTTTTGAAGTTATCGGTGTGGGCGTGAAGGTAGATGATGAACCAACTGTCTGGGTATCAGGCGGTAAGGATAAGATAAAAGAATATCTAACGTCGCTAGACTGGGGCAGCAGCCCGCTTCTGTGCCACAACACCTTGTTCGATGGAGCAATTCTTAGCTGGCACTACGGCATCACGCCCACGTTCATGCTCGACACGTTGTGTATGGCGAGAGCAATTCATGGCGTTGAGGCAGGTGGCTCGCTCAAGGCGTTGGCTGACCGCTACGAGATTGGCGCGAAGGGCGAGGAAGTGATTGCCGCTGAAGGCAAGGCGCGGCTCGACTTCAACAAAGAAGAACTTGCGCGATACGGAGAGTACTGCAAGAACGACGTTGACCTGACTCTCAAACTGTTCAAGATACTGTACAAAACATTCCCCCATGACGAACTAGAGTTGATCGACATGACCCTGCGGATGTTCACGCACCCTGTCTTTCTTGTTGATGATGCGCTACTGCAAGAACGCTACGAAGAACTCAAAGAAGAGAAGCAGTTGTTGCTCGAAGGCTTGATGGAGAAACTCAAGTGCGAAACTGCCGAGGCGGTGCGGAAAAAGCTAGCCAGTAATAAACAGTTCGCTGAATTGTTAGTCGAGCGCGGGGTTGAGGCTCCGATGAAAGAAAGCAAAACAACAGGGAAACAGACCTATGCACTGGCTAAAAACGATGAAGGCTTTCTTAAACTCACTGAACATGACGACCCCTTCATACAGCAACTCTGCTCAGTCAGGCTTGGAACCAAGTCCACCATCGAGGAGTCAAGGATTGAGAGATTCATTGACGTTGGAAAGCGAAACAAAGGCAGGCTACCCATTCCTCTTAAATACTACGGAGCACATACAGGCCGTTGGGCAGGCTCAGACAAGGTCAACTTCCAAAACCTTCCTAGCCGAGACAAGAAGAAAAAGGCTCTCAAGAACGCGGTGGTTGCGCCCGATGACCACATCGTTATCAACTGCGACTCGTCTCAAATCGAGGCGCGTGTCCTCGTCTGGTTGGCAGGGCAGGATGATGTGGTCGAGCAGTTTCGCAGGGGAGAGGATGTCTATTCGCTCTTCGCAACCAAGATATATGATCGTCCGATAACCAAGGCTAACCCAGTAGAACGCTTCGTGGGTAAGACCTGCATCTTGGGTCTAGGCTACGGGACTGGTAAATTAAAACTTCAGCACACGCTTAAGACAACCCCACCCGGCGCGATCGTTACGGAGGCCGAGGCTGAAGAGTTTGTTAAAACATACCGCGACACCAACGACAAGGTGATTGATCTATGGGGAGAAGGCGATGCCGTGATCAAAGACCTAGCCAACTGGGATGACAAGATCAAGCCCTACTATTATGGCAAACATAAGTGCCTCAAGATCACAAAAGAAGGCGTGGGCTTGCCTAATGGGTTGATGATCCGATACCCCGATCTAAAACTCAACACTGAAGAATCTAAATCTAAATACGAATACAAGTCACGCAAAGGCCCAGTGTCACTGTGGGGTGGGTCGCTAGTTGAGAACGTAGTTCAAGCCTTGGCGCGAATCATCGTGGGGGAGCAGATGATCAAGATTAACGAGCGTTGGCGGGTTGCCTTGACTGTCCATGATGCGGCAGTGATCGTGGTTCCTGAGGAGGAGAAGGATGAGGCGCTTGCATATATCATCGAGTGCATGTCTACGCCACCCAAGTGGGCTAGGGGTTTACCCGTGACTTGCGAAGCAAAGTTTGCACAGACCTACGGAGAATGTTAATATGTCAAATACAACTTGGCCTTTCCCGCCATTCCCCAACCCCAAGGACAAGGGCAACAAAGTGCCTAAGTTCAATCCTGACAACTTTGAGGACGCACCGATATGAGTTTCACATGGTCTTTCTCGTCTTACAAGCAGTACCTTAACTGCCCCAAGCAGTACCAAGAAATCAAGGTACTTAAGCGCTTCTATATTAAGCCGACCGCGCAGATGACCTATGGCAATGAGGTACACAAGGCTTGTGAAGATTACGTTGGCGAAGGCAAGCCCCTTGCCAAGAACTATTTACAGTTCAAACCTGTGCTTGACACGCTCATGGAGATTGAAGGAACTCGATACCCCGAGCAGAGGATGGCGCTTGATGCAGAAGGTAAGGCATGTGAGTACGGCAAGGGCTACTGGGTGCGGGGCGTCGTGGACTTGATGATCATCGATGGGGACACCGCATTCATCATTGACTACAAGACGGGGAATAACAAGTATCCTGAGCCAAAACAGTTAAAGCTGATGGCGCTCATGGCGTTCGCTCACTACCCACAGATCAACCGAATCAAAGCAGGTTTACTCTTCGTAGTGCATAACAGTTTCATGACTGAAGAATATTCTAGAGAAGACATACCCAAGCTTTGGGATGCTTTTTATTCTGACTTGGGTAGAATGGACGCATCGTATGCAAACGACGTTTGGAACCCCAATCCATCACCCCTCTGCGGCTGGTGTCCTGTGAACACTTGCCCCCATCACAAGGAAAGATAATGGCTTACGTTAATAAACCTAGACCTTACAAAAAAGAATATCAGCAAGAGAAAGCCCGTGGTGAACACGAGCGTCGCATGGAGCGTCAACGTGGGCGTCGTTCAATCGATAAGACAGGCGCAGATGCTAACGGCAATGGTAAGGCTGATAAGCGTGAAGGTAAGGATGTAGCCCACGTTAAAGCCCTCGATAAGGGTGGCTCTAATAAGGATGGTCTGCGTATTCAAAGCGTGGCAAAGAATCGATCGTTCCGTCGTGACTCCCAAGGAAACTTGGTATCAGAGACTAGTAAGAAAGAACGTAAGAAGTAATCTCTACTGTTAGGCATGAGTGAGTAGGCTGGAGGGGTTGTTGTTACTGCAGTTGCCTACCCCTTTTTATAACCTTGTCAGTCAAGCGGTGTTAGATCTCCCTCTCCTTTCGTACACGACAGGCTTGACCGACTTGCCCCCGTAAGGGGCTACGTTTTAACACAGTAAGGAATAGTATGAATGTAGTACAGGACACAATCGTCCACATGGTAATTCCGTCTAGCGAGCTGCAATTTCTCGTGGGACATATAGACCGATGCGAGGTGCTAAAAGATGATGGCACAACGGCAGAGGTAGCGGTGTATTGGGGTGTGGCTGAGATGCAACGCCTTGTACGCCTCTATGGAGATGCTCCTAACCCAATGCTTAAAGAGTACGAATGGCCCGGAATGTATCAGCCGTTCGCTCATCAAAAAGTTACAGCATCGTTCCTCTCCCTGCGTGACCGCTGTTTCTGTTTCAATGAAGCTGGCACAGGCAAGACCTCCTCAGTCATTTGGGCGGCAGATTACCTGATGCAGTTGGGGATAGTCAAACGAGTTCTAGTCGTCTGTCCCTTGTCCATCATGTACTCGGCATGGCAAGCAGATATCTTCAAGACCGCCATGCACAGAACGGTCGGTGTTGCTTACGGAGACGCATCCAAGCGCAAGAAGATCATTAACGGAGAGTACGAATTTGTCATCATCAACTTCGATGGTGTAGGAATAGTTCAAGAAGATATTAGTAAAGTAGGGTTTGACCTAATTGTTATTGATGAAGCCAACGCATATAAAACAGTATCTACAAAACGTTGGAAGACCTTGGCTAAATTGATCACCCCTTCGACCCGCCTCTGGATGATGACAGGCACACCTGCCTCGCAGTCTCCACTGGATGCGTTTGGCTTGGCAAAGCTAGTCAACCCCGCTGGCGTACCTAAGTACTTCACAGCTTGGCGGGATCGCGTGATGCAACCTATCAGCAAGTTCAAGTGGATACCTCGCGCTATTGCACAGCAAGAGGTGTTTGGTGCTTTGCAACCCGCGATCCGCTTCGAGAAGGCAGACTGCCTTGACTTGCCTGAGTTGGTGTACCAGACCCGTGAAGTGCCACTGACGGCCCAGGTGAATAGATATTA